TTTGCCTGTAGCAATTTTAAGTTGGGCAGTCATATCAGATGATCCTACAGCGATGGACAAAGTAAAATTGTTCTTCGAGATGTTCTCACAGCTTCCGTCCTGGTTCACAAATCTTTGGATCCTTGTCGTGGCAAGTATTTATGGAATAAAGGGATCACAAATCTTTACAAATAGAAAAAAATAGATATAACTACTCTATGATTAGAGGAGACAGTTCGGAATATGAACTACTTGAAAAATGGAGTAAAGGATTTGATTGCCAAGGTTATAAATCATGTGAGATCGGAGTTCGTGAGGGACTTGGGTCTAAGATTATTATGGATAACATCATCAATAATTTTATTCATGTGGGTGTTGATCCTTACGGTAATTTAAATTATCAACATTACGATAATACAGGCTCTTATACTTGTGATTATACAGATGAGATGAGAGATACAATGTTAGAAGATTTTAAACCTTACAGAAATGCAGGTAAATTTTCTTTAAGTATAGAAACTGATGTTGAATTTATGAATACATCAAAACATAAAGATTCTAAATTTGCTTTTATTCATTTAGACGGTCCTCATATGACAAAAGATGTCATTACTGAATCTGTCTGGTTTGCAAATAGATCTGCCCCTATCACAAGAATTATTTACGATGATTATCCAAAATACGACATGCCTTTGATTGAAAAAGTAATGGAAAAATATGGATTTAAGGTATTAGAAAAAGGCAAAAACAAAATTTGTCTAGAGAAAAATGAATCTTGATCTAGATACATTAGCTGCAATAAAACATTATATCAATAAACAGATTAAACAGATTAAAGACGATATAGTGTACGGTATAGACACAATCGACAACCTCAAGTATTCTAAAGGGAAACTCAGCGCTTTAGAAACGCTGCTACAGGATCTTAAAGACCTGCAGAGAAACGAGGAGAATGTCGATGACGATAATAACACCTGATTCCACTATTGTTGGAGTCAAGAAAAATGGTGAGGTACCACCAGAATCAAAAGAAAATGCCATACCCACTGATCCAGAGGGTATTAAAAAATATCTAAGCATTATACCAAAACCAGTTGGATATAGACTTTTAGTTAGACCTTATGCAGGTCCTAAAAAAACTAAAGGTGGAATTATCCTAACTGATACAGTGAACGACACTATTCAAATGACAACCGTAGTTGGTCTTGTTGTTGAGATGGGTGATCTTTGTTATCAGGATAAAGAAAAATTTCCAAAAGGTCCTTGGTGTAAGAAGGGTCAATTTGTAATCTACGGTAGATATGCCGGTTCTAGATTCAAAACTAAATATGGTGAACACCGTATTTTGAATGATGATGAAATCATCGCAACAATAGCAAAACCAGAAGATATTCTGCATTTATATTAAGGAGAACACATCATGAGTGATGCAAATAAGAATCCTGAAGTAGAAATCGATCTTGATGATGTTAAAGAAACAGATGTTAAGGTTGAAGAAACAAAACAGGAAGAGTCAAAACAACCAGACTTAAATGCTGGTGAAGTTGATTTAGGTTATACTGAACACGATAAAGAACAACCCAAAGAAGATGTTGCGGTTGAAGAAGTTCAAGAAGAACCTACACAAGAAACAAAACAACAATCAGAACCTGACGATTTAACTGAAGTTTCTGAATCTGTTAAAAAAAGAATAGATAAACTTACTAGAAAATTTAGAGAAGCTGAAAGAAGAGAACAAGCAGCTTTAGATTTTGCTAAGGGTTTACAAAAAAAGTATGACGATACTCAAACAAAATATGATTCTACAGATGAAAAATATCTAAAAGAATTTGATGCGAGAGTTGATGCTCAAAGAGAACAAGTTAAAAAGAAGTTGAAAGACGCTATTGAGTCTAATGATGCGGAAGCAATCATGCAGGCTAATGACGAGTTAACTCAATTAACTGTTGAGAAAGAAAAGGCTAGAATCAAGATGGCTGATAGAGAAGCTAGATTGAAACAGCTCGAAGAGCAGAAAAACGCACCAAAAGAAGATCCAATAGCTGAGCGAACAACTGAACAATCCGAGCCTAGTCAAAGGGCAAAAGATTGGGCATCAAAAAATGCTTGGTTTGGTAACGATAAAATCATGACAAATGCAGCAATGACTGTGCACGAAGATCTAGTGGGCATGGGTGTTGATGTTGAAAGTGATGAGTACTATAATGAGATAGACAAACGAATGAAGGATAATTTCCCTCATCGTTTTGCTAGTCAAGAGCAACGAAGACCCGTCCAAAAAGTTGCTTCTGCTGGAAGATCTCAGCAGGGACGTAGATCTGTGAGACTCACCAAATCACAGGTGGCGATTGCCAAAAAATTAGGGGTGCCACTAGAAGAATACGCTAAATTCGTGAAGGAGGTATAGAATGAGCGACAATGTAAAAAGAACTTCACGCGCGTCTGAAGAAAAAAAAGAAACAAGGTTAAAACCTTGGACGCCACCATCATCTCTGGATGCACCACCTGCGCCAGACGGTTATGTTCATAGATGGATCAGAACCGAAAGTATGGGTTTCCAAGATACGGCTAACGTATCTAAGAAAATGAGAGAAGGTTGGGAATTTGTGAGAGCCGAAGAGATTAAAAATCAATTAGGTGATCATGGTTATCCAGTCATAGCTCAAGGAAACTACGCAGGGTTGATCGGGGTTGCTGGCCTTGTGTTGGGAAGGATACCTGAAGAGATTGCAAAAAGCCGTGCTGAGTATTTCAAAAGAATTACTCAAGATAGAGTTAACGCGGTGGACAACGATGTCATGAAGGAACAACGACCTGAGATGCCTATTAATATTAGTAGACAATCTCGCGTAACTTTTGGTGGAGGAAACAAAAATTAATTTTTTGGTAATCACCACTACAAGTAAATGTTAAACAATAAAGGAGAAAACAACTATGGCTAATGTAGCTGAAAAATACGGTCTAAGACCGGTAAGAAAGTTAGATGGCTCTCCATTTATTAACGCGCAAAACAGATACAGAATTGCTGCGAACTACGGTACTCCGATTTATCAAGGTGACTTGGTAAAACCTGTAACAGGTGGCGGTATCGAAAGAGCAGTAGCAAATACTTCTGATCTTGTAGTGGGCGTTTTTAACGGAGTGTTCTACACAGACCCTACAACTCAAAAGCCTACTTGGAAAAACTATTATCCAGGAACTGTTAACGCTAGTGACATCGTCGCTACTGTTATCGATGACCCGCATGTAGTTTATTCAGTAGATTCTGATGGAGCGTTTGCTGTGGCAGACATCTTTAAAAACTTTGCAATAACAACTGCAACAGGTAACACTTTAACTGGAATTTCTGAAGTTCAAATGGACTACAGTGTTTCTGGTTTAACAACAAGTGGAACTGTTCTTCAAGCAATTGACATTTCGCAAGATACGCAAAATGACACTGCTGGAAGCGCGAACGTGGATGTGTTAGTTAGAATTAACAATCACTTCTACGATCAAGGCACAGGCTTATAATAATAGGAGATTATAAATTATGGCTATATCAAGATCACAACTAGTTAAAGAACTAGAGCCAGGTTTGAATGCACTATTTGGCCTGGAATACAACAGATACGACAATGAACATGCAGAGATCTTTGCTTCAGAATCTTCAGACAGAGCGTTTGAAGAAGAAGTAATGTTATCTGGCTTCGGCACTGCTGCTACTAAAGCAGAAGGTGCTATGGTCACTATGGACCAAGCTACTGAAGCGTATACATCAAGATACACTCACAATACTGTGGCGCTAGGATTTGCGATCACAGAAGAGGCTATCGAAGATAACTTATACGACAGATTAGCAGGCAGATACACAAGAGCTCTTGCAAGATCAATGGCGCAATCTAAACAAATCACAGCTGCTAACATTTTGAACAACGGTTTTGACACTAGTGGTTCATACAATGGTGGTGACGGTAAAGCACTTATGACTACTGATCACCCTTTAGCAAACGGTGGAACTTTCAGAAATGAACTTTCTACTGCTTCTGATTTGTCAGAAACTTCGTTAGAACAAGCGTTGATTGACATCGCGGCGTTCGTAGACGAAAGAGGATTAAAGATCGCTCTACAAGGTAGAAAAATGATAATTCCAAAAGAATTACAATTTACTGCTGAGAGAATCATGAAATCACCTTTATCTACAACTCCAGGTGGATCAAATGCGTTTGCGAAAAACGACATCAATGCAATGATGAACATGGGTATGGTTCCAGAAGGTTACAGAGTTAACCATTTCTTAACTGATACTGATGCATTCTTCATTATGACTGATGCGCCAAACGGTTTGAAAAACTTCGTAAGATCGCCAATTAAAACAGCGATTGAAGGAGATTTCGACACTGGTAACGTTAGATTCAAAGCTAGAGAAAGATACAGCTTCGGTTGGTCTGACCCTAGAGGAATCTTCGGTTCTCCAGGAGCGTAATAAAATACATATTACAGGGGCGTACTTTACGCCCCTGTATTTAAAGTTTATAATAGGATTTATTATGGGATACAAAAGCGATATTCAAGCAACAAGATCAACTGCAGGTAATACAGGAACTGCTGTAATTGCAGGTCCGATCAGATTAAGAGGTATTATTGTTGCCAACGATGGTGTTGGAGCAGGTGTTTTAGAATTAACTACAACTTCAAACACTGGTGATACTTTATTTACAGCTGATGTACCACAAGGTGATGTAATTAACTTTAGTTTTCCAGAAGACGGTATACCTTTTCCAAAAGGCATTTTTGTTAAAACAAAAACTAATGTTGCTGCATTTACATTATTAACTGATAAATATTCAGCTCCAGGATTAACATATTAGGTAAGACATGGATTACTATGCTGATTTAGGTATAGAGATCGATAGTTTCGCTAAAGGTGGAATGCCTGCGCGAAATAAAAAAAATTTCAGGTCTACAAAATCAGGTGCTGGAATGACAAGAGCAGGTGTTCTTGCCTACAGAAGAAAAAATCCTGGATCTAAGTTAAAAACAGCAGTCACAGGTAAAGTTAAAAAAGGAAGTAAAGCTGCAAAAAGACGTAAGTCATATTGTGCAAGATCAGCAGGTCAAATGAAAATGCATAATGTCAATTGTAGTAAAACTCCAGATAAAAGAATATGTGCTGCAAGGAGAAGGTGGAAATGCTAAATGGCTTATTTGAATGCAGACATACCACCAATATACTGTAAAATTAGAAAGGAGTATTTATATGATTTATCAAAACATCAAGGAGAAAGTGAAGACTGTTGTATCTTTAGTGTCACGTCTATCACAGACCGTGCTCTCTTATTTAATATCATGCTACCAAATGGTGCGTGCTTTTGGCGTTTGCCTATCTCAGCGTTTTTCCAAGAACGTTATGATAGAGCCGAGGTGCCAGATTTGCCGATCGACCAGTTACAATTGTGGAATAGTTTTAGTTATTATCCTAGTGTGCATTGCTTTAGTTTTCTAAGAGGAAAACGAGGAAAATATTATGGAAAAGATAAAAAAAATTATCCATTCGAATATTTATTTACCATTGATTGGGGTCATCCAGAAAGTAACATCTTGGATACAGAACATTCTGAAATTCCTGCTGAACATAAGTGTGCACATATATTGGCTCTTGATAACGGTAATTATGCAGCTCAGCCTAATAACCGTATTTTGTGGGATGCTCCTAACTACACTGTTGGTAACAGGGTACCAGATTATGAAGTCCAAACTACAAAATGGAATGTCGAAAATAAAGACTGGCTTACTGACGATAGTAACAAAATGTTCTATAATGTAGAAAAGAAAGAAGATTAATTATGAATTTATTAAGAGACTTAAAAAAAGAATTTGACGAAAAAAGGAAAAAAGAATCTGCTTTAGCTCAATTAAGAAAGAGAAGCAAAGATTCTATCGCAAGACCTAAAGCTGAAAAGAATATTTTATCAAACGATCCTAGATTACAAAAAATATAATGTTTGATAGGTTTATGTACAAATTTTTAGGAGCTATAGATGCGATCTTTGTGAAGATTGATAGTATAATATTCAAAAAGAAAAAAGGTAAAAAGAGATGAAGAAGTGTAACCAGTGTAAAAAAGAGTTTCAACCAAAAGACGAATTGGATCAATTTTGTAGTCAAGATTGTAAAGAGGAGGCATTAGCTGAATTAGATTCTGGTTCTGATGAGTGTCTATCATGTCAGTAAAAATTTCAGAAAACACTTCAATCGGTCTTCCATTACGTAACTTAATTGGCCTGATTGGAGCAATCGTGATTGGTGCATGGTTTGCATTTGGCGTAATCGAAAGATTAAATCAATTAGAAACGAAGAATCAATTATTTGAAAAAGACTTATTGGAAGCATCGGTTCAAAAACCCATAGACCAAGAGCAGTTCATGATTCTCGAATGGCAAGCAACTCAAATTGAGAAAATGCAAAAACAGTTAGAAGATAATGTTCATACAGGGGTGATGTTAAAAGCTCATGAAAAAGAAATAGAAAAATTAAAAAAAGACATAGAGAAATTGAAAGATTCAACAAGAGATATTAAATTTAGTAATGGCAACGGAGCACATTAATGACAAAAGTAGTAATAGCTTTATGTTTATTCTTAAATGGTCAACTTGTTGAACACAGAGTTCAAGAATCTATGGGGACATGTTTAAAGATGAAACGTGAAGCAACGCGTAATATGAATATGGATAATAAACAACTTATGTGTGGTGAAGTTGAAGCATACATGTCAATAAATATTGACGGCAGTGAAAGTATTGATAAGATAGTTATAGAATCAAAAAAATGAACCTTTCTCGTAATTTCAATCTACAAGAATTAATTAAATCGGATACAGCAATCCGTAAAGGTATAAATAACAATCCTAGTTCAGGTCAAATAGAAAAGTTAAAAGCTTTATGTGAAAATATTTTACAGCCAGTACGAGATCATTTTGGCAGAGTTAAGGTGACAAGCGGATTTCGTTCAGAGGATTTGTGTCTTGCTATAGGATCGAGTCGGAACAGCCAGCATGCAAAAGCTGAGGCCGCAGACTTCGAATGTATCGGAGTAGATAATGCTGAGGTAGCTGATTGGATTAAAAAGAACCTTGAGACAGATCAATTGATCCTCGAGTACTACACACCCGGAGAACCTAACTCGGGATGGATACATTGTAGCTGGATACCTGAAGGAAGACGTGAACAATTTTTACTAGCGCACAGAGTAGAAGGTAAAACTAAATATAAACCCATAATAGGAAAGGCAAAGGATTTAGTATAATGGCAATAACAAGAGCACAAATGGCTAGACAATTAGAACCAGGTTTAGGTTCATCAGATAAGAAAAAATTAGACAAAGTAATCGCAAAAACACATGGAAAAGTCTATAAAGAAAAAAAATCCAATAAAAAGAATCCTCTCTCTAGGACA